GAACTCTCCGCTCGTCACAACAAACGTGACCTTGGTGACGCTGCAATCAAAGCAGGCAAGAGCATTGAACAGTTCCGTGGCGAATTGCTCGACGTAATCGGTTCGGACAAGCCGCTTGAAAACGAAAACATTGGCCTGACGAACAAAGAAGTTCGCCAGTTCTCCGTTGTTCGTGCAATTGCTGCTCTCGCCAACCCAAGTGACCGTCGCCTCCGCGAAGCTGCTGCATTCGAGTTTGAAGTCTCGGAAGCTGCTGCTGCACGTTATGGCCGTGGCGCACAGGGCGTCATGCTCCCAACCGACATTCTCGGCGTATGGGGCAAGCGTGACCTGAACACCAGCGATGACAACGAAATCGTTGCAACGAACTTGCTTGCTAACGAGTTCATCGACGTTCTGCGTAACTCTTCGTCGGTAATGCAAGCTGGTGCGCGTATGCTCCCCGGTCTGGTTGGCAACGTAGCTATCCCTAAAAAGACTGCTGCTTCTGCTGCTGGCTGGATCAGCACTGAAGGTGGCGCTGCTTCTGAGTCTGAACCAACTTTCGGCACAGTCTCGCTGACGCCAAAGAATATCGGTGCATTCACCGATATGACCCGTCAGTTGATCCTCCAATCGACTCCTGCCATTGAGCAGTTGGTCCGTGACGATTTGACACAGGCTCTCGCCTTGGCAATCGACAAGGGCGCATTGGAAGGTTCGGGATCGTCTGGTCAGCCAACTGGTATCTTGAACACCTCCGGTGTCAACAAGCCAAGCTCGTTTGCTGCCGCTGTTCCAACCTTTGCTGAAATGGTTGCTCTGGAAAGTGCTGTCGCAGAAGACAACGCTCTGTTCGGCAACTTGGCCTACATCACGGACGCAGCCACTTACGGCGGTCTGAAGACGAAGACCAAGGACACTGGTTCGGGCATGTTTGTCCTCGAAAACGGTCAGGCTAACGGTTACAACGTAATCCGCACTCAGCAGGGAACTGCTGGTAACGTATACTTCGGTAACTTCGCTGACTGCATGATTGGTATGTGGGGTGGCCTCGACCTGACGGTTGATCCATACACCGCATCGAGCAGCGGAACTGTCCGCATTGTTGCGCTTCAGACTGTTGACGTTGCACTTCGCAACGCAGTCTCGTTCGCATACAACAACGACACGGTATAAGAAATGTTGGGGACCGGGATTTGGAAGTCATCTCGGTCCCCGACTTCTCAGGAGGTTTTCATGCAATATAAATGTGTTCGTGGTGTTGTTACATCACAAGGTCCGCTTAATGCGGGTGATATTGTTACGCTTCCTGCCAGCGAAGCATTGGTCCTTTTGGCCGATAAGAAGCTGGAGATTTACGAAGAGGTCCGTGTTGCTGCGCCGCCAAAGGTTGAGCATCGTGACCCCGTGATTTCGCGTGGATCAAAGCGCAATGGGCGTTGAGTCCGCCGCTGATATTTTAGATTTCTTCGAGGTCGATGACTTTGCGGAGGTTGCCACCTACACAGCCGTAGGTGGCAGTGCTGTATCTGTGACTGGTATCTTTGACGAGCCACAGGCTAGCCGCAATGCTACCGACCTGATCGACATCACAATCCCATCGCCCCAGTTCGTTTGCCGCACGGCTGACGTTCCATCGGCGGCTGACGGGGACCAAATCATCATTCGCACCGTGGCCTACACTGTTCGCGTTGTTTTGACCGACGGCACTGGCGTATCGACGCTGATACTCGAAAAGGTATAATATGAGCCATGTGAGGCAACAGATTAGGGACCGTGTTGCGACACTGGTAACGGGTTTGCCTACCACTGGCGCGAACGTCTACAAGATGCGCCGCTATGCACTTGACGATGCCAAGCTGCCAGCCATCTGCGTCTACACGATGGACGAGAGCAGTTCGCTAATCACAATCGGCACTCGCACGCTGCGCCGGGTCATCAACGTGGCGATTGATATAGTGATTAAGGGAGCCAGCACTGCGGTGTCGGATTCGCTTGATACGATCTGCGTATCGGCTGAGGAAGCCATCGCTGCCGACTTCACACTTAACGGTCTTGCCAAATCTTGCATTTTGACTAGCACTGAGATAGATATTAATGTAGAAGGCGAAAAATCAATTGCGTCCGCAAGGCTGGTTTACACAGTTGAATATATCACCAGCATAACGGATGTGGAGACTGCGCGATGAAGATGGTCAAAGTCTGTAACAAAACTGGCGATGAGATACTCGCCTGTGAGGTTGATCTGGACCGCTATGCTCAGATCGGCTGGATGCCCGTAAAAGACAAGCCCAAGGTAAAGCCAGTGGCTAAAAAGGAGACTGAGTAATGGCAACGCATACTGGTTCAGAGGGAACTGTTAAGGTCGGCTCAAACGCCATTGCTGAAATCCGTTCCTACTCGCTTGAGGAAACTGCTGACACCGCCGAAGATACTTCGATGGGCGATACCTATCGCACGTTCAAGACCACTCTGAAGGCATGGACCGGATCGGTTGATGTGTTTTGGGATGAAACTGACACGAATGGTCAGGTTGCTCTTGTCGTTGGCGCACAGGTTACGGCTAACTTCTTCCCAGAAGGTGCTTCGGCTGGCGTTTCCGAAAAGTATTATTCCGGCGATGCTATCGTAACGGGTAAGACTGTAACTGGCAGCTTCGACGGCATGGTCGAATCCACAATCACGCTTCAAGGCACTGGTGCTTTGACGCTATCCACCTTGGCGTAAGGACTATTTAGATGGCAACGCATACTGGCTCTGAAGGCACTGTTAAGGTTGGTGCAACCAACAGCATCCTTGAAATCCGTTCATACTCCATTGAAGAGACCGCTGATACTGCGGAAGACACTTCAATGGGCGACAGCTACCGCACCTTCAAGACTACGCTTAAAGCGTGGACGGGATCGGTTGACGTATTTTGGGATGAGGCTGACAGCACAGGTCAAGGCGCTTTGATTGTTGGTTCTGAAGTTACAGTTCGCTTCATGCCAGAGGGTTCGGCGTCAGGCGATTCGTATTTGACCGGGAACGCCATTGTTACGGGCAAAACTGTCACAGGCAGCTTCGATGGTATGGTGGAATCAACAATCACACTTCAAGGCACTGGTTCACTGAGTGCTGCTACGGTTTAATTTCAAAGGATATAATTTATGAGTATTTCAAAGCGTATTGCAGAGCGTACATCGACCAAGACACATATTGAGGTCGCAGAATGGGGTGAAAAGGGAGCGCCGGAGAAGGTTTACTACGGCCCCCTGCTTGCTGGTGAATTGAACCGCATCCAGCGCAAGCATCCTCAGTTCCTTAATAACGCATCGTTTGAGGCGATGGTCGATCTGATCATCCTCAAGGCGGAGAACGGCCAAGGCGAAAAGCTGTTCACGCTTGAAGACAAGGCCATTCTGATGCGCGAAGAGGTTGGCGTCATCTCGACTGTCGCCGCTGCGTTCATGAGCGGTAGCAGCGTCGAGGAGCATGAAAAAAACTAACAGACGATCCGTTCAGGTTCAATCTACTGACCTTGGCGGATCGGCTTGGCAAAAGCATCTCAGAGATTGAAGAAATCTCAATAGACGAGTATAACGAGTGGGTCGCTTACTTTAAGCTGGACGCAGAGAGGCAGAAAAAGCGTGGCTCAGGACCAAAGAGTTGAGTTTCTATTCGCGGCTCAGGTTTCTGGGCAGGAGCAGCTTCAGAAGCTAATATCTTCTGTTGATTCACTGCGTAAAGAGACTGAACAACTTAAGTCTGCCAACACTGGACTTGCCGCGTCCACCGATGCCGTTATTCGCAATGGCAAGCGTTATAACAACGCTCTTGATGCTCAATCCAAGGCCTTGCGCAATAGTCGCCAAGGCGCACAGCAGCTTGGTATGCAGTTTAACGACCTTGCGACCTCCATATCAACTGGTGCAAGTCCGGCGCAAGCATTTAACCAACAGATTGGTCAGATCGGTTTTGCGCTGTCTATGATGGAGGGCCGCGTTGGCGCTCTGGGTCGTCTTATCGCTGGCCCTCTCGGCATCGCCATTATCGGCGCAACCGTATTACTCCAACAGTTTAAGGGTAAGACTGAAGAGACTGGGGAGACAACAGCCAACTTCGGTGATTATGCCATCGCAACTTTTGCAAGTATTGGCGAAGCAATCTCCAACGGCTTGACGCCAGCCATTGAGGCAGTTCAGCCAGCATTAACAGCCCTTGAGCCTGTGATCGACAGCGTTGGGATATTCTTTACAAACCTTGGCGATGTTGGCGAGAAGGTCGCCAATGGCCTTATCCGCACATTTGTGATTGCCGTAAACTCAATATCTATCCTTGCAAGCAATTCGTTTGGCATGGTTGCTGAGTTGGTTGTCGGTACAATCAACGTGGGAATACGCGCTGTAAACTCACTGATCGCAATGGTTGAGGGTTCAATCAACAAGATCGGCAGCTACGTGAACCAAGTTTCTGATATTTTCAGCTTAGGTTTTCGTGTAGGTGAGGCTAACTTCGGTCGTCTTGAGACGATCACAAACAAGTGGGCTGGTACAAGCAAGAAGGCTGCCGCTGACGTTGGCGCTGCTTACAAAAAAGCCCTTGGTACTGACTTTATAGACGGTGCTGACATAAGTAAGCGTGCTGATGCGCTTGCTGCCCAAAGGGCCGCTAACGATATTAAGAAGAAAAAGGGTGGATCAAAGGATGAAGCCGCTGGCCCTTCTGATAAGGCAAAAAAGGAAAAGCCTGACTTCTCGTTGATGGGCTTTTACGAAGAGTTCTTTGCCAAGGAGTTTGAGCAAAACGATAAGAGCCTTGCTAAAGTCGCAGAAGATCAAATCAACTCGCTACTCAGCACTGTGCCAGCTATGGCTAAGATGAGCGACGAGATGGCGCAAATCATCTCTCGCAATGAGGAGTTGAACAATTCTTTTGATGCAATTGGTCAGTCCGTCAGCAACTCGTTTAAGGGTATGCTGACTGGCGCTATGTCGTTTAAGGATGCCATGAAGGGTATCATTAGCGCAGTGATCGACGAACTGTGGAAGCTGTTTGTTGTTCAGCAGATCGTTGGCGTTGTAAAGAGCGCGATGGGGTCGGTTTTTGGCGTACAAGTTCCCGGCAAAGCCATCGGTGGCTCTGTCGGCAAGAATCGCCCGTACATGGTCGGTGAGCAAGGCCCAGAATTGTTCATCCCCGGTGGCAGCGGAACAATCATTCCCAATCGCAATCTGTCAAGCAGCGGCGGTAGCGGCGGTAGCCCTATCAACATCAGCGTCGATGCCCGTGGTGCTTCCGATCCTGCGGCTGTTCGCGCTCAGGTGCAACAGGGCATCCTTGAAGCGGCTCCAGCCATTATCGCAGCGGCAGAGTCGCGCACAGTTGCTGGGCTGCGTAGGCCGCGCCTCGGTGGAGTTATGCAATAATGGCAACAGTAACCTTCCCCTCGACCCCTAAGCCCAACGGCATGTCGTGGCGCTTGGTCATGCCAGCGCAGACCAATGTGTCGGAATGGACGGGTCGTCGTCAGACCATCGCATCTGGACGCGGCTGGTGGGAATGCCAGTTGTCCTTGCCCCCAATCGTGGGGACGAGTGGCGTCAACGCATGGCGCTCTTTCATAGGCAAGAGCCGTGGCAAGGCTAACGATTTCCAAGTGCCTGTTGACCCAACGGCGCAATCATCAGCAACGGCCACGCCACTGGTGAACGGCGCGGGGCAGACTGGGCGCACACTGAACACCGACGGCTGGCCCACATCGACCACAGTACTTGTCGCTGGGCAGTTTGTCACCATCAACAACCAGCTTTTGCAGTTGACTGAGAACGTAACGTCGAACGGCTCCGGTGTCGCAACGCTCACGTTTGAGCCGCCGATCCGCACAGCGCCATCTGACAATGCGGCCATAGAGTTCAAAAACCCTTATTGCTTAATGTATATGGTAGAGGAGCCAACGCTTTCGGTCGAGAACGGTTATGTGTATACCCTCTCGCTGAATCTTCGGGAGTCCTTCTAATGGTTGACGCAACGACGCAAGCAGCACTTGAGGCGAAGATCGTCAACTGGCGCGTGCTGATCTATGCGGACTTTGACGGCGATGTGCTGCGTGGAACCAGTGGTCTTTATGAAAAGGTCATCTCTGGCTCCGGTGACAGTGAGTTGGATGGCACTTACGACAGCTTCGATCACAATCTCATTAGCGTCTCTTCCGTCAAGCACAACGAAACTGGCTCTGACACTGTGTCGATCTCAATGGGCGGACTGATCGTCAATCTTGATTATCTCCAAGGGCGCGATGGGAGCTTTATCCTTACACGCGATGAGGAGTTGATTCGGATGCGCTCGTCCGACTTCCTCAACATCATTGGCGACAAGACCCGCTGGCAAGGACGCACTGCTCGGCTGTGGTTCTATTGCGTTGACCAGAACGAAAACCAAGTCGGCTCCATCATCCCGTACTACACTGGCTACATGAACGAGGTCGGCATAACTGGCTCGGCAGATAGTCAAGTCGTGGCGCTGACGATTGAGAACTATTTGGTCAGCATCGCAGGGGCGCAGAACAAGACCTACCTGATCCAGAACATATACGATTCTGGCGACCTGAGCGGTGACGCTGCTATCTCTGCGGCCAACGGCATGGGGGCAGCAGGGTCGTATAGCTATGGCGGCGGTGGACCGGGCGGCGGTTTTGAAGGCGGCGGTCGGGAGATGGAGCGATGAGAGTGCCAGCTTGGGAAGACGCGCTAGTCAACTATATAGCGATAAAGCGCCACGAACCATTTGAATATGGCGTGAACGACTGCTCCCTGTTCGCTGCTGGCGCTGTGATCGAGATCACTGGTGAAGACCCTATGTCTGAGTTCCGTGGCAAATATGACAGCCTCAAGGGTAGTCTCAAGGTCATCAAAGAGATCGGCGCTGGGACGCTTGAAGCAACGCTTGACGCAAAGTTTCCAGAGATCGGAATTGGTCACGCACAAAGAGGCGACTTGGCTTTCTTTGACGGCTCTGTTGGTGTAGTGATGGGTGGCTTCGCTTATTTCGCTTCGGATGACGGCTTAGAGAAAATCCCACGCGCACTGTGGGACAAGTGTTGGAGTGTTGGTCGTGGGTAAAACTCTAAAAGGTGTTGTACTCGCTGGTGCTTTTATCGGTTTGGCCTTTGCCACTGGCGGTGCATCTGTATTGGCCGCTGGTGCAACTGCCGCTGCCGGTAGCACAGTAATTGCAGGCGTTGCGTTTACGGCTGGACTAGGCTCCATGTTTCTTGGGATGGCTGCTGCCGCCCTGCTCACAGGTGTCAGTTCTCAATTCTTTGGTCCTAAAGCCCCTAAGACACAACTCTCACGACTTAACGTAAGCCTTGACCCAAGCACACCACGCAAGGCGGTGTTTGGCACTACGGCGATGCCTCTTGATCTGCGCTACCATGAATCCAGCGGCACGAACCAAGAGTATGTTGACTACATCATCGCCGTCGCTGCTCACAAGGTCAAATCAATCGACGAGATTTGGTTTGAAGAGAAGTTGGCATGGTCAGCCAGTGGCGGTGTCACAGCGACATATTCCGGCTATCTGACGGTCACAACGCGCACCGAAGGCACAGCGGCAAACACCATCGCCATCAACGGTGGGACTAAGTGGGGTACATCTCGTCGCCTGACGGGCTGCGCCTATGTGCATCTGCGTATTAAGCGCACTGGAAACACCAAGACTGCTGAAAGCCCATTGGTCGGTGGTCTACCCAGCCGTGTGACCATCATCGGTGACGGCGCTGCGCTTTACGACCCGCGCAAGGATAGCACGGTCCCCGGTGGCTCAGGATCGCATCGCGCCACAGACCAAACAACTTGGGGCGTCTACACTGATGCCGATGATACTGACAACCCTGCTCTCCAATTGCTCTGGTGGCTTCTGGGCTGGGAGATCAATAGCAAGTTGTCCATTGGCGTTGGCGTTCCATACACCCGCATT